TATTAAAAAAGTTTATATTATGTTAAAATGTTGGATGTGATGGCTCATTATTAATATTATTTGATCCGTGTTCTGTATTGATATTATTTTTTTCTCTATTAAGTATTAATACTTCTGTTCCAATTGTTTGTATAGTTTGATTAGTTTCTTTTAATTTTGATTCTATATCAGATAATGTTTTACCATGTTCATTAAATTTTTCATCTAAATATTCTTTATATTGATTATAAATTTTTTCATCTAATTTTTCATCTATGTTTTGTGTCATAGTTCTATAAAAAAAACCAATAATAGAAACTAATAATGTTGTTAATCCACCTAAAAAAATAAAAACATGTTTTAATTTTATTTTAATTATGGTACTTTCACCAAATTCTTTTTCACCCATTAGTTTAAATATGTATTTTTAGCTATCCAATAAAAATTAATATTATTACAATTTTCTAATTCTTTTGGATGTATATTAAAATATATTAATGCTTGTGGTGACATATCAGATCCAGTACCAATTATTAAATATGGTACACGTTTTTTTATTTGATTATTAACATATATTTCTAAATCTAATACACCAGTGTTCGCTAATTTTCCATTTTGCCATTTAGAGTTGCTTTGATAGACGTAACAAAATTTATATCTACCATATTCATCTAATATGGATGATTTATATACAGCGCTGTATATATCTACACAATTGTAATTACAATTTATATTCGTTTGAGACCAAGTTGTAATTTGTGTCCAATTTTCTTGTTTTTTTATAACATAAGATTTATCATGTAATAAATTTTTTGATAAATTTGTGCCCACAGGAATTATTAATATTATTAATAATATAATGATTTTTATAAATTTTTTCATTGAAACATAATAAATATTTTAATTATATATCAAAATTATAAAAATTCTTTTCTAATTAATAGAAAACAAATTCAAACAATATACGTTTATTATAATATAAACAATAAATAAGAAAATATGATAATTAATGAAAAAAATACAACCGATTTATCTGGATTTTATATTATTTACAATGGTAGTGTTAATTTAGAAAAACCGGGATGGTATGGTATTAGTCATTTAATGGAACATTTAATGTGTAAAAATTTTAATGATTTACAAAACACATTAGATGAAAATGGAATAACATGGAATGCTTATACTTCAATAAATAGAATTGTTTTTTATTTTACTGGTTTAGAAGAATACTTATCAAAATTTAGAAATATTTTAGTAGATAGGTTATCCAAATTTGATGTTGATGAAGAAGATTTTAAAAAAGAAAAACAAATAGTATTAGAAGAATATTTAGACTGTTTTGTTGATTCGACATCATCATTTTATCATAATTATATGAGAAAAAAATATGATTGTTATGATGCGATTGGATTAAAAGAAGATATTGAAAATATTACATATCAAGATTGTTTAGATTTTTTTGAAATACAATATAAGCATCCAGATATGATTATAAACATTTCTAAAGATTTTGAATATAAAAATGATGATTTAATATTTTCTAATAGAGATGATTTATTAAAGTCTGATTGGAATAAGAACGATTCTACTATATTTGAAAATAATAAACCTATAGATAATAAAACATGTATTATTTATGATATGTTTGTCGAACAAAATGATATACCAGTTTTAAATATACTAAATTCAATTTTAGTTAATGGTTTACAATCACCATTATATAAAGAAATTAGAGAAAAATTAGCATTGGCATATTATATACATTGTTATATATCAAAAATTGGAAATGTTTCAATATTAAGAATATCTACTATGACATCGCCTGATAAAATTGATAAAATTGAAGAATCTATTAAAAAAATATTTTCTAATAAAGAGAAATATATTACACAAGAAAGATTGGATATAATAAAAAAACATCATATAATATCAAAAAGAAAAAATATGATTAATAGATATAAAAACATATCTGATATTATAGATAATGATACTAAAAAAACATATGATATAATTGATAGTATTAGTTTAGATGATATTTATCATGTTTTTGATAAATATTATCAACTTGAAAATTTTGATAGAACAACAGATAAAGATTTATAATATTATAAATTTAATTTAAAAATGTAATAAAATTTTTATTACATTTTTTTATTTTTTAATATTTCTTTTCTTCTTAAGAAATATTATTTTGTTCTTTCTTGTTTTATATTCTATATCTATATATAATATCTAATTTGTAAATAGGTTTTAAATCTGTTATTTGATTATTATCACAATATAACAATTTCAAATTCATTAAAATCTCTACAACATTTAAAGTTGTTATATTGTTCTTAGAACAATTATCATATCCCAATTTTTTAATTATATTAATAAGTTGATTAACTTTTTGAATAAATTTGTTGTTTAATTTAGATTTTTTTTGTTATATTTATAAATAGATATTAAAAATTTCCCATATATATTTTATTATTATGGATCTGATGATTCTTTAGATGATGATATTATTATATCTATACCGAAAAATATAATGCCTGTACAACAGGAAGATAGAAAAAAATTAGAATTAGAATATAATTTTAATAATAAATTAAATCCTACTTTAGTGGTTATTGAAAATGGTTTAATTGTTGATACTGTTTATCCAAAATCGTCTGTAGATTCTATTAATAATTCTTTATATTATACATATAATAATCATTTAAATAAGCAAAAATTTAAAAATCCAATTAAACACGCATTAAATTATTATCAGTTTATAAATGTGTTAGAACAATTTGTTCAATGTTAACAAGAACACATTATAGAACATAAATAAAACCTATAATAAAAAGTATTCATAAATTTACATTAAAATTAGAATTTTTTATTAATACTATTAATACACTTAATCAAAGAAATATAGAAGATAAAAATATATGGAAAATAATGGCTTTTTATATAGGTCAAAATATTTCTTTAATAAAAGATGATATAGAAATTTATACTAAAAAATGTTAATAAATGATCATCCAAAATTAACCAATTTAATTTATAGAAAAAAAATTAAATATTTGTGATATTACACATTTAAATAATATTTTAACAGATTGGTTAAATTTAATTTATTTATATGAATATAATACTACAAAACAAAAAAATTCATATTTATTTTTTAAAGATGAAAATATTGATATGAAAAATGAAATAAGTATAATTTAATATAAAATTACACAGTGATATAATATTTGAAAGTATAGAACAACTAAAATTAGATATTAAACTAATAACAAATAAATAGTTAAAAAAATATTCTTATTTTTTTTTATATTTTTTCATTACAAAAATCTTCGGTTATTTTCAAATTTATATTATGCTCATATAATGAATTTTTAATAGATGGTGCGATTACATATGCTGTACCATGATCTTTATGGTTTCCACATTTAACTTTTTTATGATTTTTTGTTACACCCATTTGTTGTCGAATTTTTATTTCACCATTTTTTAAATATTTAATAAATGTTTCATAATTAATATTTAATCTTAACATACCACCACTATATGTTATCGTTTCATCATCATTTATTTGATAATAAATATCTAATAAATTCTTCAATTTGTTTTTACATGTTATGTAAATATTTTTCAAAGAATCACCAACCTCTCTATATGATACATATTCTTTTGTATGGTAATTTCTAACATTATGAAATAATAAATCTAAATTTTCTACAATTTCTATTTGAAACTCGTAATCATTTTTTCTTACCCATTCACCATTTTTCATTGTTAATCTTAATGTTTTTTGGTTTGGAAAATCAAAATCAGGAACACTATATTCTTTTAAATACCTATTTGCGCTTAATGTTTTTTTACCATCTATTATTTTATGTGGTGTTGTTATAAATTTTGGATTTAATGTAAATAATGTAGCTTCATCATCATCTTTGTATAATCCAAATTTTTGTGTTTTTATTTCTAAATTACCAACATCTGTTGTTGGTTTATTATTTGGTTTAATATTCAATAATACTTCTAAATTATTACCTGCGCAGTTTGAATTAGAACGTTGTTTATAATAATTTATTTGTGGTATATTTAATAGTTCTTTTATTTTAAAAAACGCAGATTTTGCTTCATCATTTAAATGTTCAAGATAATTTTCTTCAGGTAAATATTTTGTAAAATGTTTTCTAAATGTTTTTAAATCGTATATTTCACCCTTTCTATTCGAATTATCTTCCAAATGTTTAACAATGGCATATTCTCTATTATATTCTATTAAATTATATACTTCACCCTTTTTATCTATAACATACATATTATTTTTAATTTAATTAAAATACTTAAATTGTTAATTAAGTATACTAAATAAACGATATAAAAAAATAAAAGTTTGTTAAATTTGACTGTTTTGTTGTAAACTTATTTAAATTGATACCTATAATTAAAAATAATATGAAGAATATGAGCATGATAAACAATGGTTTATTTGGAACATGGAATAATAGTACTTATTCCACATCAACGAATTTTGATTATACAATGGGGGTTAGTTTTGTATCAGAAAATAAAGCTATTGATATCGAAAGAATAATAAATATGTCAAAAGAAAAAAGATCTTTAATAAAAATAATTTTATATAATTTTTTTAACGAAACTGATTATAATACAAAACAATTATTATTCAACACTTTATATTCTTATAATTTGATCGTTGATAAAAAATCATTAGAAAGAAAAGTTAAAATTGATAATATTTTAAAAGAAGATAATGAAAAAAAATAATGAAAAGATTATATACAGGGATATGTTGGAAACATCACGTAGCAGAACATTTTAATAATGAAACCATTAAAAAACATACTAGTGCTGGTAAAGGCGCAACAGTTTTTACTAATTATGAAAAAATGTTAAAATATTTAAAAGATGATGGGAGGAAATGGTATATATGCGAATTAGAATTAAATAATGAAGAATTGATATATGAATTTGGTAATGATTATATGGCCACAATACCATATAGCAAAAGAAGTAAAGACGGATTTAGACCTTTAAATATATAATATTATTTTTCCAAAATAGATTTAATTTCTTCTATAGCTTTTTTTATAGGTATATTTTTTATAAACATATCATAAATAAAATATCTATCTAATCTATACCAATTTTCTCTATTTTTAATATTATTTGATATTGTTTTATCATAATTTAAAAATTTTTTTATTTCATCTATATTATTAAATATACCATATGGTAAATAATATTTTATAATATTAACACACTCATTTGGATTAAAAATTGCATATGTGTTAATATTTTTTTCTTTTGCTACATATCCACCATATCCCAAATTTTTAATTATATTAATGATTGTTTCATTTTCATAATATCTCCAATTATCTATTAGTTTTTCTTTTATTGGTTTTAAATTAAATTTTTTTATATGATTGTTGTTAACAAGAGCTTCTATTAAATGTTGTTTATTTTCTTCAAATATTTTTTTAAATTGTTGCTTATCTTCATCTGTTATATTTAAATCATAAATATTACTACCACCACTTAATACTATTGAATATAAAATCATATCCCTGTCACTAATATAACTATTATTATTATTCTTTTTTATAATTTCTTTAACAAAATTTTTAACACTATTAAAAATATCATTATATTTATAGGAAATAGAAGATTTAATATCATATTTGTTTTTAAAAATATCTCCTATTATCATATTATATGTTTTTAAGTTATATGTATATACATAATTAGAATCTTTTTTATATACTTTATATTGATCATGTTTATATTCTGGTGTACTAATTACATCACCAATATTAGCATTTAATGCATCTTGAAAAGGTTTTATTATTGTGTATCCTTGTAGACCTAATAATAATTCATCTTTATCTATATCATAAGGAAAAGGAAAATCAGATAAATAAATTGTTGTTTTTTTGGGTAAGTTATTTTTTATTTTTTGAAAATCTTTTATATCATTAATATCAAAAATATTACAAGATATTTTACATTCATATAATTTTATATCTGCGTCTAATTGCGATTCTTGTGATTTTTGTATAGCATATTCTTCTGCAAATTTAGCAGTATCTGAAAAAAATGTCATTTCATTATTGAATTTTTCAAAAAAATATGGAGAACCATGATATAAAATTTTATTTATTTTCTTTTCTAAAATAAATTCTTCAAATAATTTAATATTCATAATCTATATATTATTTTTTTATTTAGTATATTTTCAATATTATCAAAATCAAAATAATATATTCTTAATAATTCGATATTATTGTTTTCGCAAAAAATGTTTTTAATATAGTCATTATATATGACACTTTTATATTTTTTAAGACCTCCCCAATATTTTATTGGTTTGAAATGTTGCTCACCATCATATTCTATACATATATTATAATCAGATAAATAAAAATCAAATTTTAAATGTTTATTTTTTTCAGATAAACAATTTTTAAATATTTTTTGTGTTTCATATATTATATTATGTTTTGTTAAAAAATTTTCTATATATAATTCTCCTTTAGAATTTTTACATTTAGGACATCCTTGTTTTTTAGTGATATGGTTATTTGGTGTTTGTTGAAACATTCCATGTTTTTTACATATTATGTCAACTTTTGTTTTCGTGTTTAAATAAATTGATTTAGAATAATCATATTTATTACCATGTATTTTTATGCATTTGTTTTTAAAAATTTTACTATTTAATTTTTTATTTTTTGAATTATATTCTGTTTTACATTTAGGACATCCTGTTTTTTTATTAATATGATTATCTGGTGTTTGTTGAAACATTCCATGTTTTTTGCATATTATGTCAACTTTTGTTTTAGAATTTAAATATTTTATTAATGAATAATCATAATTATTATTGTGTATTATTTTACATTTTTCGATGAATTGTATTTCTGTTTTTGTTTGTATTATTTTCTTTCTTTCATTGTCACATAATTTACAACCATTTATACCTTTTAAATGTGAATTTGGATTTTGTTCAAATAAACCATGTTTTCTACAAATTATTTTTATTTTTGTTGTTGTATTAATATATTCAGTATATTTATAATCATATTTATTATTATGAATAATATTTGCTTTTTTTATAAAATCATTATTTGTTATTTTTTTCATTTATCTAATAATTTATCTATTATATTATGTATATTTTCAAAATCCCAATATGCTATTCTTAATAATTTTATATTATTATTTTGACAAAAATTGTTTTTGAGATCATCATTATGTTTTATCTGATCAAAATATTTTTCACCACCAAAAAATTCTATTATTTTAAAATGTTGTATACCATCATATTCTATTGCTAAATTATATTTTGGTAAATAAAAATCGAATCTTAGATAAGATTTTTCTTTCTTTAATTGTTTAAATATCCATTGTTCTTTAAATTTGATGTATTTTTTATTTAAATGTTTTCTTATTTTTATTTCACCTTTAGATGATTTACATTTAGGACATCCTATACCATTTAAATGTGAATTAGGTTTTTGTTGAAACATACCATGTTTTTTACACACAATTTCTATTTTTGTGTTTGCATTTATGTAATTTATATTATTATAATCATATTTATTATTGTGTATATTATTAGCATCTTTTATAAAAATATCATTTGTTTTTAAATGTGTCCCATAACATT